AACGCTAGACGTTGCCTGATCATATTTTGATTTAACACTCTCATCTGTTAGTGCATAAATCGCAATACTACTCTTATTTAGTCGAGTTTCACCCTTAGGGTCTGCTGTAAACAAGCTTGGAATTAAGCCTACGCCATTTGGACCCGGAGCAACAGACAATGGATCATGTAATACCACATCAATTTCTGTTACTTCTTTTACTTTAGCTACTAATTCTTCGCCACTTCCAATTTTTATCGTATATACTTTATTGATTTCAAAATTCACAAATATTTCCTTATATTGCTTCTGCTAAAAACTTTGCACGAAGCTCTTTGAATCCACCGACAAACTCGTTGTCAATGAAAATTTGAGGCACGGACTGTGCAGTTGGAACTGCTTCTAGCAAGTCTTCCTTAGTGTATCCGTCACCAATCTTTCTTTCTTCAAATTCAATTCCACGTTGCTTCAACAATGTTTTTGCTGATACGCAATATGGGCAATTGTCGCGGGACCATATGATAGCTTTCATCTCACTTTTCCTTCTGATTCTGTTTGCATAAATCTTTCAATAGTTGTTCCGAGGATATCCTCAAAACTTTGTATTACCTGATTTATTGCATATGCATGACCATAGATAGCAATCATATCTTTAAGGTCATCGTCGTCAATTTCAAATTTCATTTTTTAGTCTCCTTTAAATAACTTAATCACCAATTCAATTCCCTCTAATGCACCCAACGGTATAGATATATCATTTTGACGACTCACTTGATAGTCATTAGGATTAATGCGAATTAATCTGTCTGTTCTCTCTTCACCAAACATTCTTATGCTTGGTACGGTCAATCCTGCACCAATTTCAATACCAAGAATTCTTTTTTTATCTTTTTGCCAATCAATATATTTCATTGACTGATCATTGACATTATCCGTGACAAACCATGGATCATTGAACATCATGACTTGTGGGCGAGACACCTCCCAGCATTTTGGACACACTGGAATTTCATCAATGTGAGTTAGCAAACTGTTAAATTCAGGCATAGGTTGTGTCTCACGACAACATCTCATACTACATTGAATGTATTCAAGATTTCCGTGGATTTCGTATAATTTATCACGATCATATCCAGATTTTATAAAATGTCCGTCTACGTTACTGGTGACTACAAAAATATCCTTTTCCAGTCCCAGCAAGTCGTAATATCCCTTATGTGGCTCTAATTCACGGTACATAAGAAACCGATTTATATAGAAATTCCATGCATCTAATGGATTAGTATGAAAACTGCTAGCTGTTGCATATTTGATAAATGCATCTTTCTCTGCTGTCCATATTCCATTTTTTCCGCGAAAATCTGGTATACCAGCATCAACTCCCATGCCTGCACCAGCCAAGATTACTATGCCATCGGTTTGTTGTAAGTATGATGTTATGCTTTTAACGACTGGATCGGAAATCATAGTTCAGGTAGCTCGTCATATTCTAAAGAATCTGTCATGATTCCAATTACATATGATGTACTTTCAGATTCTTGCAAAGCAGTCTGCTTCTTACTTGTGTCTGCATGTTTGTTAAACCATGGAATAGGAGTAGTCTTTGGTGCTGGATTCCAGTATTTAATGCCTATCTGTTTAAGAGCGTCTACCGCATTATAATCAACAAAATCAATCATGATACGTTCATTAAGACCAATTACTGGACCCTTTTTAAACAAGAATTTTGCCCATTCCTTTTCTTCACGAATCACATCTTCATAAATTTTAATAACCTCATCCTCACACATTATTTTTGCCACCTGAAAACGTTGGTCTTCTTTTACAACGGTGTTTATAATCCATGCGGTCCATTCTTTATGAAGGAGTTCATCCTGTAAAATCAAACTAATAATATTACCGTTGCCCATGAACAACTTGTTCTCTACCATCGCAAGACTTGTAGCAAAACTAACCATAAAACGAAATGCTTCAAGCGCATATGACGCATGAAGTGCTAGATAAATGGCATTGATGTGCTCTTGCTCATCTACTTCAAGTCCAATTTCTTTCTTACAATTAATAGTATGTAAATCATCATAATACTTACCAACACTAGAAGCCATGTCAATAATTTCTTGAGTGTCATGAATCGTGTTGAACACTTCCTTTGGAACATTATAAATGTTACGAATGATGTGACTGTATGAACGACTATGAATATTTGTTTCGAAAAAACTCCAGTTGCTCATAATAGCTTCAAGTTCTGGGATACTACATACAGGAGTGAATACTTGTGCTGGTGCCCTGCCCTGTAAACTATCAAGAGCCGTCTGTCTAAGCACATTGCTAGTGAAGATGTGTGTAACGGCTTCACTGGCATCTTTCATATCATTAGCATCTTTGCTAAGATTGACTTCCTCAGGAACCCAAAAGAATCCACGGGCCGTTTGTTCAATCTTAGCTAGTTTGTTGTACTTGACTTCTTCGAAACGCTGGATCGTTACAGGTCCAGCGGGGTCAAGAAACATCTTGCGCTGAAGGTAGTCAGTCTTTGTGTTTAAGTTGTATTGTGCTTTAGACATTGTTTCTTCCGATTCTACTCAATCCTAGTTCTTTTCTAATCTCTTTATCTCTAAATCTCTGGAACTTTTTAGGGTCACATTTGGGACAAGGTATATCTTCCGGGCATCTATGTTCGCAGTAGACAATTATTGCGTCTTCGTTAATCACACCGTGTTCCATTCTTCATCTTCTTTGGGATTCCATCCGTTTCTAAAATACTTAACCAAATTCATATACGGTCCGATAGCTTCCCAATCTTTTCCGTGAGAATGACCATTAACTAATGAATAAAGTCTACAATAAGAAGGCTTCTCATTCTTCTCCCATATTTCTTTAATCAAATCTGCCTTTGCCCATACACTTTTAGTATATTCGGTAGCTCTGGGATGATTCCAGGGTTTAATACCTGCACACGGATTCTGTTCTTTCATTCTACTAGATATCGCAGTTTTTTCGTCCGGGGTAATATCTGTCTTTCGTGTCTTAACCGAAATTCCTTTATTCCAAACCCCGTTCTTCGATGGATTGTTTGGACCCCTCATGTACTCGGCATATTGTCGTTTTAACCATCCATATGCTTTATTGGTTCTCTGTTGATTAGAATTAGCAGATACCATAAACATCGCTGCTTTGACTAATTTAACAGAACCCGGATTCATTTTTACTAAAAGCAAATGACAAACATAGTGTTCTTCTGGCGTAAGCCATACTAAATTACCAGCGTCATCTGTTCCACCCAAACAGCGAGGAATGATATGGTGTTTTTCTTTGTAGCCTGCTAACACTCTATTCTGTCCTCTAATAATTAGCGCATCGTATATTTTATGGTAGTCCATTTCTATCTCCCACAAACTTATTTATCACAGTTTGCAGAAAATTAAAGTTTGCAGCTTTCGCAGGATTCTTCATCTTCAAAGAAATCAATTTCTTCAAGTAATGCTTCATCTTCAACTTCTTTTGCGCCCTTCTTGTCAAGGAGGCTATAGTACATTGTTTTAATTCCCCACTTTGCAGCTAGCATCAAATTTTTTGCAATCAGTGTGGTAGGAACTTTACGATCTGGAAAATGCTTTGGTGAGTAGAAAGTATCAGTACTAATACTTTGATCAATGTAAGCAGCAAGCACTGCAGCGGTCTTGAGATATCCAACACAATCAGTTTGTTCCCACATCAACTGATAGTTCTTGCGAACACGAGGCTTATCGTATTCTGGAACAACCTGAACGAATGATCCAGCCTTTGATTCCTTGACACTAATTAAACTCATTGGCAAAGCAATCCCATTAGTAGAGTTGATTACCACTGAGCTTGATTCTACGGGGGCGATTGCACCCACGGTTGCATTGCGAACACCATACTCTTTCATTTCTGCGCGCAGAGATTCCCAATCCAATTCAGGAGTAAAGTCAGCTAGCTCATTAACACCATTGGCTCTGAGTTCCCAAGGGAAGATGCCTTGACCATAACGAGTCTTGTCACTGTCAAGGCACTTGCCGCGTTCCTTAGCGAGTTCAACATTAGCTTCCATTAGGTAATAAGTCTGATGTTCAATCCATGACTTTACTTCCTGTAATGATTCTGTCTCTCCGTACTTGAGTCCACGCTTGGCATGCCAGTATGCAAGATTAGTGACCCCGATACCAATTGGACGGATTTCATCGTTAGATAGCTTTGACTGTATAGATAAGAAATCCTGATAATCAAGAATATTGTTTAGACTGCGAAGGAGAATTCTTGCTGCTCTGCGCATATCTTCTGGATTCCTGAAGGCTCCCCAGTTTATACTCCCGAGGGTACACAGTGATATGCGCCCGTTCTCGTCATCTAATCTCTTGAATGGTTTATTCGGAAGATTTATTTCGGCACAAAGATTGGATTGATAGATCGTATGATACTCTGGATCAAAAGGACCCTGATTCATAACATTATCAACATTCATCAAGTAGATTCTACCAGTGTCGGTGCGCTCTTTGAGAATGCCGCCCTTGAAGACTTCCTCTGCACTCATAGTCTTTTTGCGCAAATCCTTGCGCTTTTCATACTTTCTGTAAAGTTCTTCAAATCTAGTCGTATTCTTGTAGAATGCTTCATAAAGATCAGGCACTTCATTTGGATCAAAGAATGTGATGTTTTCTTTGTTTTTGAAACGCTTCCAGAAGAAGGCACTGAGAACAACACCATAATCAAGATGGCGGACACGAGTTTCTTCGGTTCCCTGATTATTCTTAAGAACGATCAAGTCATCAAATTGATAATGCCATATAGGAAACCAAACAGTACATGAACTATTTCTCAGTCCACCCTGGGAACAGCTACGAAGATCACCGAACCACTTCTTTAGAAACGGAATCATGCCGGTATGCATGATTTCGCCCCCTCGGATAGGCGAACCGAGAGGGCGAAGTCTTCCGATTTCCAAGCCAATACCAGCGCGCTTGCTGGCATACTTAGCCATCATTTCTCCGGAAGCGAAAATACTATCGAGGTCATCATCGCTCCTAATAAGAACACAACTGCTAAACTGCTTGGTCGGAGTTCCAAGCCCAGCAAGTACTGGGGTAGCGAGAGTAAAAAGCCCATCGCTGGCCGCATTATAGTATTCTTTGATGAACCGCATTCTTGCGGTATTTGGTTCTTCTCTATGGAAGACGGTTGCTGCTGCAACCATGTAACGAACCTGCGGAGTTTCATAGATTTCCTTTGTGGCTCGGTTGCGAACAAGATATTTTTCAATAAGTTGTTCAATTGCTGCGTATGAGTACGCTTCATCTTTAGAATGATCGATAAAATCGTTCATCTTCTTCCAGTCATCTTCAGAATACCATTCTAAAAGTTCTGGCGTGTAAAGGCCCACCGAAACGTTTTTCTTTACAATCTCATACAATGATGGTGGGTTATATTGACCATAAACATCTTTACGAAGCATGGACAATCTCTGTTTGCCTGCGGCATATTGGTAATTAGTGTGACCAATATCAGGATTTGATTCAACGTCAATTAAGTCAACTACTGCACGAAGAGTGATCTGATCAATTTCTCTTGTAGTGATGCCGTCGAAAAAATTCGGTTGAGCCTTAATTTCAATCATCGATTGACTTACATCAGCTATACCTGTGCAAATCTTTGCAATTTGTGCTTGCCACTTTTCTAAGTCGAGTGACACGACTGTTCCTGAGCGTTTGATTACGTTTATCATTCTTTACCTGTTTTCTTTGTTAATTCTGTTATGTCAATGTATCTATTGATTTTGAATTCGGATAGGTTTGTATTTAATACTGAGTTGGGGTACCAATTAAGCACATATTTTGCATTGTCAACTAGTACTAATACAACATTATCTCCATTATCGTCTATTGCTTCAACAAAGTCAAGGTTTGTGTTACCCAAATGTAATA